GCTTCTTTTGATGCTTGATTTACTGCATTTAACTCTTTTGACAAATCGGAAACAGTGTCTTTTAGCTTTGTAAAAGCTAACTTTTGTTCGGATGTAAGCTCTGTTCCATTTTTTATTTCGTAATCGAGATTGTAAAGCTGTGTTTCAGCGCTTGCAATAGACTCTTTTAATTTATCATAAGCACTACCAGACAAATTTTTAGCCGCAGCTTGTCCAAGCTCTTGCGTTTTTGCGATTTGTCTTTCAATTTGATATGTTATAGATTCAATTTTATCTTGCTGATTTTCATACTGCTGCGTTTCTCTTGCAGTAGCTTTTGCTATTGCCCTCGCGTTTTTTTCTTTTTCTTCGTAAGATTGTCTGTCTTGTTCTTTTATTTGAAGCGTCTTTTCAGAAAGTTTGTTATATTCTTTGTATGCAGATTCGATTTCGTTTGCATACGCTTTTTGCCTTGCTTCTGAATCTCTGACAATGCTTTGCGTTGTTTGCGTGCTACCATCTTTCATCACTTGTAAAGTGGTAGTCACTTTTTCAAAACCGCCAACGTCTTGAACACTTTGCAGCTTTTTAATTTCTCCGTTTACAACTGTAACAGTAGATTTAACGGTGTTTCCAAAGGTTTCAACAGCTTGTGTGGCATTATCAAATTCAGCCCCAACACCACCAGCTCCGGAATCGCCAGACGTTCCAGACTTAAATCCCTCTTTCCACGCTTTTCCACTTTCAATGGAGTATTGTTCTATTTGCTCTTTTGCTTTTTCAAGAGATTCTTGAATGCCGCTTATATCCAAATCAAGGCTAGTAAGATGCTGCGCGCCTTGCGATTTATTTTCAGCCATTTTCCAAATTCACCTCCCGCGCGTTAGTGCTTGAACAGAGAAAAACCACTAAGAAATTCCTCATCCGAAACACCGCTTTCTTCTATTTTTTTGTCGCGTTGAGCTTGCGAAAAAGATACAAATTCACTTGGATAATCCGCATCACTCAACTGTGTTGTATCATTTGATTCCGTTTTTTCTTCCGAACTAACGCCGAGATTTTCACACGCGCGTTTTACGTATTTCTTATACAGTTCCATAAGAAAAGGAATGCTACTATTTAAGATTTCTGCTTTGCTCATGTGCGCGTAGTACATGAGAACGGAAAACAGTTCCTCGTAGCGTAAAGAAGAAGCGGCGCAGTCGCTTCCGTTTGAGCCGTCCTGCGCCGCTGTCAAAAACCCGAAATTTCTTGCAAAAATCCGAACAGCTTTGTAATTTCGCTTTTATTCAGTTTATATTTGCGTTCCAAATCATAGAATCTAACCCGCTTGCCTTTGTAGTAGACTTTTCGCTCAATCCACTTTACAAGGCCAACGATTTCGGGGTCGTCGGAATAGAACTCGCTGTTTTTAAGAATATGTTTAGCTACCCATTTCTTAATGCGCTGAACTATCCCGATTTTATCCCCGTTATCTTTTGATTTGTTTCTCTTGAACAGCCCTATTGCAAACCATCCAAGGTCTTTTTCGGTAGGTTCTTGGCCGTCTTTACGCCGAGGATAAAGCAGATAGGGAACATCTTCTCTAAATTCATCTTCTTCTCCAAGGAAAATAGGATGAACTACAAACTTGTAGCCGTTCAGTACGATTTCCCACCGTTCAAGCATCGTGCTATGGCCGTTATCGTCTTTAGTTTCGATGGTTAGCATAATTTGACTTTATCCTCTCTATAAGGTTTTACGCTTTCTTCTCGGTGAACTGCTGACGCAGAACAGACACGCCCTCCGGCACAGGCGCAGACTGGAAGTTGTACGTAATCGCGTTGCTGATAGATTTCTGCGTCATAACACGCGGAATATCGCCGCTCACAGTTGCGCGATAGAGCTGTGCCTGATAGTTGATAATCGTGCCGGATTCTGCGCTCTGAACCTCACCGAACACCTCAATACGGAACTGGGGATTCTTGAGAACAGGACTGGAACTTACGGCAACGGCATCAGTTGCGGCGATGTAATACACCAAGGAAATATCAGTTTCGTCCAAAGACTTATCAAACGTGATAGTCTTGGTGTCCGCGTCATACTTGAACGTAGTGGACGAAACAGCATCGGTAGTTTCGGTGATGCAATTGCCAGCGGCATCGTGCGCTTCAATGTGAATCGAACCGTCATCAGACGCAACAGGCACTTCGTCATCCTCAAACGTGTAAGAACCCTCTTTGGTCTGAATCGTGGTGTCAAACAGCATGGGCAGCGGGTCGCTCTCAACATCACCGCTAATCAGCTTGTGGAAGTCCTCGTCATAGGTATTAGTGACAATCGCAAGCGTGTGGGTTTCGTTGGTGGGATAGTCCTTATCCTGACCGTTGCCGTTTGCCAGCGTCTCGGAAGTACGAGAAGTGGTAATCTGCGTAGAAGTCAAAAAGTTGCGCTTCGTGGTATGTGCCTTATCATACTGGGGTCGGCCATACTCGTCCAGCGGAGTAATGCGAACAATACCAGCGCGGTAAGGGATAATGTCACGGGGAGTAGCAATCTTACTCATTGTGGTTTCCTCCTGTTAGTTTTTCTTTTTGTTATATATAGTGGAATAGCAAATGAAAGCTATTTCGCAAACGTACAATGCTGGGTCGCTGTCAAGTTCAAGAGGCGGGTCTAGCAGTTGCAATAAATGCGCTCTACCCAAATCTACATCATCTAAAATAGCAATAATCTGTTCGCAGACATTATCAATTTTAGTTGCAATATCTCTCTTGCCTACAACTGTAATGTTGTAAACAACGCCTTTTTGAATCTGATTGTTTGGATTTTCCGGTGTGCCGTTATAAATAAAAATGCGCAATTCGTTTGACGGAGTATTCAAAACGTCTGTTCCGTACTTTGTCATTTTTATATTTTCGGCATCAAATCCGGCACGTTGGATATATTCATCCGTGCAAAGAATCGCACGAATTGTATCTTTATCCATGTATGGAGTAATCATTTAAACCTCCACGTTGTAGAAGTAATTGCCAGCAGTTTTAATGTATTCGTTCAAATGCGATTTAATTATTCTTGTTGCATAACCATTTTCTTGCATCAGCTTTTTTTCTGCGTTTTGAATAGCATAAGTTGGTTTTATGCCAAAACGATGCATTTCTTTTCCCGCAAATCTGCCAGTAGAAGTTTTTGTATCTCCAAAAATATTCTCGTATTCACCAGCAGCGCGGCCTACAATTGGATACGATTTACGCAACGGGTTCCAACTTGCAAGTGTGTTTCCTATGTAATCTTGCAAATATTCGTTATCTTTATCCATTTTAGTGCCAGTGCCATAGCTTTCCAGTATTGAGTGAGCATAAAATGTGCAAGTAGATACAATGTAATTTTCCGCCGCCTTAAATTCAGTTCCGTTAAACTCGTAATCTTTTTGCTTTAACGTGGAAACATCATCAAGAAAATTTTGCATTATTTCATCGGCAGCAAGGCAAAGGTCATCGCATAAACCCTTGTAAAATGATTCTGCATCAAATTTAAGAGCCAGCATTACTTTTTCTCCGTCATAGTACAGCGCAAAATGCCAACGTATTTCTCGTTTTCATCATCGTCAACAAGAACGTCCATCATGCTTGCATCAACGCTTTCAATCGTGTACTCAACGTCTGTGTATTCCGTTTTCTTGGCCTTATCGTTAAATACAAAGCCTTTTTTAACAACTGTATTGTTCTGCGTAAGCATATACTTTGCAGGAATCAAAAGGTTTGTAATCGTTGCAATAAATGCGCCGGAAGTCTGGTCGCTCAACGGCTTTTGCGTGACCGTAATATAGCAGTCAACATTCTTTGCGGAATATACGGGGTGTTCACCTCTAACGCCAAATTCATCCGGTTCAGCGTCTTTCTCGTAGTGGGAGATAATGTCAACTTTTTCGTTGCATTCTACCGCGTACACTTCTGCCATGTGCGCAGTCGTGTTTTCCGGCATTACAGACGTTAGAATGTGTGCAGGACTAGGATTTGTCTGCCTGTTAAAATATTCGCCAATCAATTGCTCTTGTTGGTCTACGCTGTCAAACGTCATAACACCGTGATACCAATACGAACCATCCGTAGTATTCGTAGTTCTATGCGGAGCGACAGACGCGTACAGCGTGATTTCTGGGTTTGTTTTGAACGTGACAACTTCGCCCATTTCAACTATCGTGTCAACAAAATCGCTGCCGTCAAGTTGCAAGTTCTGCGCCAAAGCTGTCACCTCCTAAAATAAGCAAAAGAAAAAGCCGATAGAAAACTATCGGCACTTGTAGGCACTTGTTCTAGTTTCAGCGTGGAATGCGGTTTCTGTTACTGATACGTTCTTTCGGCATCGTCCACAAAATGGATAAACACCGTTCGTGTTTGCATCAGAGGTTTTTACACCAATCCACTTTCCACAATTTGAGCAATAAATCTTAACGAATTTATCTTCCATGCTTGCACCCCGTGTTAGAAGTATTCGTTACTCTAAACCCAAAGAAAGAACTTCCTGTTTCTTCATCGTTCAGTTCAGAGATAAGCAATTCAACCATATCAGACAAACTCATAGAATCAGTATCAAAGCTCACTGTATCGTTGTACTGCAAAGATACAGTCGGAATAGACTTCTTTCTAACACGTTTGTTTGAAACAATGCTTTGAAGCATAGAAGCGGTCTGAAAGACAATCGCGCTTTCAAAAATCGCAAACTTCTGTTCATCAAGTTCAGCCCATTTCGGAACTCTGGACTTAATTCTTGCTTCTGCAAAAGGCGCACGTTCAGGAAAATCAATGTATGCGTCTGGAATTGTCTGATCTGAAACTGCGCCAAGAGCAATGCGAACTCTGTCATAAAAATCTGCAATTTCTCGGTAGTTCCAAAATGCTTCATCGACCATCAGACACACCTCCTTGAACAAAAAATGCACCTCTGCTTATAATATACAATCTTATTTGTTTTTTGTCAAGATATGCAGACCGTGTAAAAAGTGCGCTAGACGTAGCAAAAACATCTAGCGCACCGTTTTGTTATTTGCCTGTATACATTGCCTGTTTCGCTTTAACACTTGCCATATCGTCTATATCAATTTCATGCTGGTATTCATAAACAGCCATCATTTCTTTAGGCGGTTCGCCACGGTCGCGCCTGTAAGCATTGATAATGGTTACGATATGCCCGTGCATATCAGCAAAATCTTGCAGTTCAGAACAAGAAAGCTCATAAAACAGTTTTGCGATTTCCGGTTCAGTGTCTTTATGCACAAGAGCAAAATCAATTTCGCAGTCTGCCATTTTGATTTTCTTATCCATAAACTTTTCCAGCTTTTTAATGATTTCCATTTTGTTCACCACGCTTTCAATCCACTATCTCTTTGCCGATTTTCTTTAGTTTCTTGCGGTAGTATCTTTCTATCGTGTCTTGCATATCGTATATTTCTACCATGTCATAATCAATACTGCGCATGGATAAGATATAGGTATCAATCATTGCCAGTTCATCATCAACGCCTGTTACAAGTTCCTTTATTTTCTCTGCCGCTGCGATTTCTCCTATTTCGGTCAAATCAGAATACGCTTTCTGGTACACAGCTTTAGATTCTGTTTCCCATTCTTTCCACAGCTCAAAAGCGTTTTTTACGCCCCTTGCTTTGGTGCTTTTATCTACATCAAACCGCGTATGCGACAGCCAATCCGTAGGTATAACGCTGTCAAAATCGCTTTCGGATTCTTCTTTCTGTTTAATGAACTGGTTATAATGCTTCATGTAGTAATCTTGAATGTGTTTCTTTTCCGCATTTTCAGAAAATAGCTGATACATTTGCATTTCTCTAAAACCATTAAGAGACAAAAAGCCAAAGTATTCAACTAAATCATCATGCGTGCATACGCCATCGCATTGGTGATTGTGTACACGTTCAAAAATTTCAGATACAGTCAACTTGTTTCACCTGCCTTTTCGGGAGATTCTAAACGATTTAATATAAGCTCCATTTGTTCATCCTGCTTATCTAGTCTGCCATATATTGCATCAAGCAAATATTTTGCCTGTTTATCGTTTGCGGCATTTACATCATTTTGGTGCATAAGTTCTTCGTTTGCAGCAGATTGTGTACGATTCTCGTATAGATTCTCCAACGCGATATACAAAGAATATATGCCAATCAAAAAAGACAGAATTGAAATTAAATCGAGTATATCAAAGTCGTTTTGCTCTTGCCCGCTCATGCTTTAGTCGCGCTCTGTGTTGAAGCGGAAGCGGAAGCAGTTGTGCTTGCCGTAGAAGTTGTAACAGGCGCAGTTCCGTTAATGCTGCTCAAATTACGATTCACGCAACAAGTACGCGCTAACAGGCGAAATACGCCGCCAGTAGGCGTGGTTTCTACTCGCATGGGATATTTTGTTCTTGAAGCTAATCCGCACGCTGTAAGCTGGCCACAATCGCTCTTAACAACAGGGTACTGTACTGTTCCCGAACTACCTATCGTGATAAACACCGGCATATTGATAGTTGCCGTGGACGGAATAGTTTGCGTGGTTACAATGCAATACTGCGTATCGTCAAGATACGAACCAGCCGGAATATTGATAATAAGGTTTGTGCCGGAAACTGTGATTGAAGAAGTAAACACAATTCGCGGGCAAACCTTGCATACTTTGTTACAAGCCATAATTAAATCCTCCTAAAAATCAAGGGGAGACGAGTAATCCCGTCTCCCCGAAATAAAGAATCACCCGTAAATCGGGGAAATGTTTGGTTTAGCCGCAGCAGCCACAGCCACCGCAAAACGGATTCGTGCCAGCATTGTACGCAAACGTGCTGGGATATTTTACCACTCCTGCGACGGCTTGGTTCAATTCAAGCTGCTGAATGCGACTGGACATATCGGCCATGCGATTGCTGCAAATGGCATCCAGAATCTTCTGGGTCTGCGCAGTAACAGTCGCGTTAATGTCAGCTGTATTCTGCGCCGCCAGATACCGATTCTCCAAGAGAGACTGCTGGGTTTGGCAGCAGCATTCCTTGTTCTCATAACGCGCCTGATTGATTGCGGCATCAGTTGCGCTAAACGCTGTACACATATCTCGCTGAACCTGCCCGAACTGATTCTGCGTCTGATAACCCAGTTCACACAAACCGTTTGACAGCATCATGTTCTGCTGCGCCTGCGAATCGTTCAAACGGCCAACGGAATTTTCAAGCTGTGTAAAATTGTTTGCCATGCACAGCTCTGCCTGTGTCAGCGCTCCGCCGTTATTGCCATAACCGTTGCCCCAGCCGCCTGCGCCAAACAGGAAAAGCAGAGCAAGGAAGAAAATACCGCCGCCGCCAAAAAGGCCATCATTGTTGCCATTGTCCATTACTGCCCGCATATCAGCGGGAGACATTGTAGAATCCATAATTACACCTCAATTCGTTAAATAAAAAAGTGGATAAATATTCAAAAGAGCGCGCGCACACTCATATTGACAAGAATTTATCTGCGAAATGCCGAAATGGAATTTACAAGCTGATTTGCTTGATTCATAAGCGTTTTCATTTGAGGGCTATTCATCCCGCCGTTCATAATGAAATTGTACTTTTCTTGACTTAACTGGCCTGTTTTCTTCATGTCCTCAACAACTTGCTGTGCGGGCATATTTTTATACTTGTTCACAAAATTTGTAAAGTCTTGCATCATCTGCATTGGATTTTTGCGTTGTGCCATCATCTGGCTATTTTGATTATTCCCAAACAAGCTACTCGCCATTTATGCCATCCCCCTTTATTCTGATTTTGTGGTCTGCGTTTTCTTTTGTGCGGACTGATTCTTGATTGCTTCAATTTGCTTTTGCAAATCCTCTATATCGCTTTTCGTGGCAAATCCGCTAGTATCTACTTGCGGTTGCAAATTTTCTTCAAGAGGGCTGAAAGAAAACGCTTTAATCGTAGGAAAACCAGCACCATCCGTAACTTTCAAGTAAAATACATCTTCGCTCTCGTGGAAAAGCGGCATAGCGCTATTAGGCGGCATTTGATATGCTTTTGCGCCATCCATTCCATTTACTTTTACAAGACCATTAACTTGCGACTGTTGCGTTGGCAGCGTGTTCATCTGCTGTCCGTATGGATTCATAGAATTTTGCATTTGATTCATTCTGTTCATGTAATCCATATAGTTGTAATTCCCCGGCATCCCATAGCCCATGCCATTATTCCATGCCATCTTGATTTCCTCCGTTCTGTTTTAGTTCATCGAAAACCATCTTATCAATTCGTTCTTTTTCGTGGTTAAGTTCAGCACTTGCAACGATGCGCACAGCCAATTTATCATCGCACATATATATTTTAGATACGGCTTTTATATACGCTTTCGTTTCCATGCTGATTTCGCCTCGATTTCAAATACATCTTATCTATGTACTATTTTACAGCAAAATAAAAAAGCCTGTACGCAACGTACAGGCAACCAGTAAGCAAATTTTAATTTTTTAGTCGTTTATACGCCAAATTTTTCCACGTATTTAGCGTATGTCATTCCCGCAGCGTTCGCAAGCACTGCAATTTCGTTCAAAGATAATCCGGTCTGTTTCTTGGTTTTTCTAGCTTGGTCTGTTTTCTTTTTGTAGTAGGTGCTTATCGCGCCTTTTTTCTTTCTCTGTTCACGCTTGTATTCAATCTCATTCTGGTGCGCGCACTCCGCACAATATTTTCTGTTCTTGCCAACATTGTGCATCATATCGCCGCATTTTTCGCACGGTTTGTCAATCATCGTCTGCATCTAATCTTTCTCCCAAAATACGAAGTTCTTTTGCGCGCATTTCCGCTTGTTCGCGTTCTTCAATTCGACTGCACGCAGAAGAGGTTTTGCACGCTGCAAATATAACGCCGATAAACAAAGCAATAAAAGAGCTGATAGTAAGAATGCCAATGGTTTCAAGAACACGTTGAACCATAATTAAGCCCTCCCGTGGTCAATCTCTCTCAAATAGCAACACGGCGCGCCATCGCACGGATACCATCTGCACGTTGCGCAAATTTCGTCATATTCTTTAATTTCTGATTTCGGTTTAAGTTTTGAAGCCGGTTTCTTAATCAAACCATTTTCTCGCTTATATTTCGTGATTTTCTTCACAACATTATACGCAAATTCGCCACTTACGCCCATCCTGTTTCCGATTTCGTAAATGTCGTATTGCCCGCTCTCATACAATGAATACAATGCAACTTCCCATTCCGTGAAATTCTCCATCATTATCATCCTCATCCATTTCAGCGCAATGTTCTTTACGTTCACAGTGTTCACAATCCATTTCTAGTTCAAGTTCTTCTTCAAATTCTTCGTCCGAATCATCCGCAAACTGCAATCCAATAGCAGTAGCAGCCTTTTCAGCGATTTCGCTGTACTTCTTTGCAAGCGCCATGTTTTCTGCGTAGTCTCTCGCCAAAGCGTTTCTGCGCTCGTTATTTGCCGTGCTGTTCCATTCGTCAAGAATTTCTTCTGCTTCGGAATCCATAACGTCTGCCGCATCATACATTTCCTCTGCAATAATCGCCAACTGTTCACGAGAAAAAATCACCTTAAAATCATCATTACTCATTATTTCTGCCCCTTTCAAGAGAAAGATTTTATATACTTATAATAACGCACTTGTTGTTTTCAGTCAATAGTTTTTTTCGTAAATAAAAAAAAGAAACTCCCCCACGGCGGGTCGTAAACCGTGAGGGAGCTTCTTCATGGAGGTAAAAAAATGATGAAAAGAGAGTAAAGGAGAATGGTTATGCCCCTGAATGTTAAAGTTGTGCAAGTTTCTTGCGAACGTCTGCGTAGTCTGCAACAATTGTTCTAGTTGAGCATCCTATTTCGCCAGCCGCATCGTTGGTACTCCACCCTCTGATATAGCGTAAAATAAAAATAGCCTTTTGTCTGTCCGAAATGTTTAATTCATCCAGAACGGCTTCAACATCCGAAAGTTTTGCCATTCTCTTGATTTCCGCAAGTTCCATAGGCATTACTTCCGTCTAATTACAATCGTTCGTGTTTTGTTAGTCGGCTTCTTTTTCTCGGCATCTTCAACGACTTCTTCAACGCTCTTGTATTCGTGATACACAAGGTCTGCGTTATACGTATACGTTTTTCCGTTGATAGTTGCCGTTCCGATACTACGTTTATCTATAAGTACGCCCTTGGCCTTTTTGCCTTGGCCGTGAAACGACACAATTTTTAATCTCTGCGCCGCAACAGCCAATCAAAACACCGCCTTTATTCGTTTTTGTCCGGTTCGTTTACATGAATGCCGTCCTCAATACTTGCTTCGCCGGAATCTCCGGCTTCTACGTACTGATCGTAAACCTCGACTTCGTAATTGGAAATAATATAAATCATGCCGCCAAAAACCATTCCAAGAATCACAGCCAATACGGCAATCGCGATACACAGCCCACGGATAATCTTATAATCATGCGCCCTAATTTCATCACGTTCTTCTTTAGCACGTTCTTCCCTGCATTCAAACGCAACATACGGAAGCATGATAGGTTCTTTCTCTTTATTGTTTTCCATAAGTATAATCCTCTTAAATGCAAAATGCCGCCACTTTTAGTGACGGCACTGGGCACTGTATCTAGTAATACAATACCACATAGCGTTGTTTTTGTCAACTACTCGTTGACTTTCTTATGCCTTGCTCTGTCACAAAATCCATCTGGTGTTACGTATGCGTGTCTGTGTGGGCATTCGCAATACGGCAACGGATAGCCTACTGTTTTAGTTCCGTAGTCACTGCAATATTTGCAGTCTTTGCAGTGTACTACAATTTCGGCATTCTCTACTGCCGGTTCAGATTCAATCCACGCCGTTGTCAAACCCTCTAAATGCGCATCGCCATTGCTATATAGCGTTCTCGTCTTTTCAAGTAATGACTTGCGCGAGATTAAATCATCATTCTGCATCGGCCTTTTCCTCGCTGTATTTCGGAATACCAAAGCTGCAATAATCATCATCTGCGCGGCCTTTGCCGTCCTTAGACCATTGCTTACACAATCCGCTTTCATGCCCTACGCTTTCGTAGAACACGCACCCATTGCATCTGCACGGCAATCTCACAACATCGGCCTGTTCACAAAAGCCAACGCCATAACTTTCAAGCTGCTTTACGGCCATATCCCGTTCCCACAACGTATTCTTGTAGGTTTCCTCGGTAACGCTCTTTGCCAGCTTATCAAGCGCCTGTTTTCGTTCCTGCAAAAGTAACTCGTATGCTTCTTGGTCAATCTCGATTTTACCCATTGGAATCACATCCTCTCTAGCAGCCACTTTTTAGCTTCTTTAAGGCCATATTTAGAGTAGCTAAAGTAACTTGACGTGCCGTTGCAAAAAGCCTTAATATGCGGCTTTCCGCGCTTGTCAGACGCAGCGTTCAAGCCAAACGAAGCGCATTCAATCGTGCGCTCTTGTTCTAGTTTGTCAAACGTCACATCTCCAAGCAAATCCAAATCATTCTTGCCGTTTTTTCTTTCAAATAGCGCCATAAGCAGACCTCCCATCAATTCAGCAAATTGTCAACTGCTCGTTCGCCGTAACGGACTGACAGTTTCGTACCATTTGATTATAATAGCTGTCTTTCAGCTCAATTGCAACTGCTCTACGACCGCTTTCAAGCGCAACATACGGTTCGCTGCCAATGCCGCCAAACGGAGAAAGCACAATATCGCCCGGATTAGTCCACAAATTTACGGCTCTACGTATAACACTTAACTGTAATGGCGCGATATGCTTCTCATCTTTTTCTTCTCGCGCGCTTTCTCTCTGCAATGTATCGCTAGGATTTATGTCCATCCATACAGGACTTGCGTATCTCTGCCATACATCAACAGGGAACGATTCGTTAGTGTGGGTAATCGGTTCTGGATTTGCGCCAGGCTTTCTCATGGTAACAAGATAATCGGGAATGCCTTGGCGGCTCATAGAACTGTCTTTCTTGATTTGCTTGTGCAACAGGCCAAGCGCCTTAGTACGCTGCATTGCCGTAACAGGGTCTTTCCAAATGCAAACTTCGCTGTGATAAATAAATCCGTTCTCTTGGAATAAACGAATCAAATCTCCGCGAAAATCATCAATACCAATAAAGCCGTCCCGTTCTTTGCTGGTAGGAAGATTCATGCAATGCACGCTCATTAAACGCCCCGGCATAAGAACACGGTAAAGTTCTTTTACGATAAACTGGAATTGTTCAAAAAATTCAGAATGATTCTTGCAATTGCCCAAGTCTCTTTCGCTGTTAGAATACGTGTACAGACTTGCAAAAGGCGGCGAATAGATTTCAAAGTGAACACTGTTATCGGGAATACCAGTCAACACTTCGCAGCTATCACCGTGATATAACGCCATTCTGTCATCTACATACTGATTCTTTACATTCATTTTTTTAACCCTCCGTTTTTAGCCAAGTAGGCACTACCATTTTTTCTGTTGCGTAATACGTTTCGGTCATTCTTCTGGTAGATTTAATATCGGCCATAAGAATGTCTTTCGTATGCTTTACAAGCTCTTTCGTCAAAGTCTCTGCTTCTTTCTGCTTGCGCTCAATATTGGCCTTTACAGCGCCCTCTGCGTCACTGATAATAATATGGACATCAACAGGCTGTTTCTGACCAAAGCGCCAGCAGCGTCTCACAGACTGATAATACGATTCAAAGCTGTCTGAAAGCCCAACAAAAATCATTCTATGGCATTGTTGCCAGTTCACGCCCCATCCGGCAATAGAACTTTTACTGACCAAACACTTTACTTCTGAATCAGTAAATTTCTGCATAGAAGTGACTTTGTGTTCAGGCGTATCTGTTCCGCGCACTTCCACGGAATCATTTACAGCTTCGTGCAGTTTCCGGCTTTCATCGTTCAAATCGCACCAAAGCAAGCATTGTTCATCGGTGGAATTTGCAATTTCCGCAGCTAATTCAACGCGCCCGTCCATGCTGTTTCGTCTTGCGGCTCTGCGCTCGTTCAACGTCTGGACTGTACTTGCAAACAGCATCATTTGACCGTCTGCATCTTCCAGTTCGTCCACCTTTACAATATGTTCAATAATATTCAGCTTCGGCAAATCGTAGCCTGTTCCATCATATCCCAAATCTCTAGGAGAAGTCATGCAGCACGCCCAGCTTGCCACCCATTCAAAGAATGCGTCTTTTGCGTGGCCTTTTAATCTCCAACTGCTTGTATTGCCACCGTCATGCACAAAAAATGTAGCAAGCATCTCTGTGCGGCTCATAATGCCCAAAAATTCAGCGTGGTTTCCAAGCTCTGTAAAGTCATTCGGACTAGGCGTAGCCGTACAGCACAGCCTATATGGAATGTCTTTGCACATATCAATCATCAATTGTTTGGTCTTGCTTGTAAAATCTTTAAGAATACTGCTTTCGTCCAAAACAATGCCAGAAAACTGTGACATATCAAAATGTTCGGCAATATCATAATTAGTGATATATACGCCAGCGCCATTGACCTGTTCTTGCTCTCGCACAGCCGTAACTGGTTCGCCAAACTTCTGCCCCTCTCGCACTGTTTGTTGTACGACAGCAAGCGGAGCGAAAATCAAAACTGGCATACCTGTGTGTTTTACGACCTGTGACGCAAACATTAGCTGCTGCAATGTGTTGTGCGTAATCGTAAAATCGCCAAGCATATACAAATGGTTTCCGTCAATGCAAAATCCGTAATAATCTCCCTCTCCAATAGGTTCAACTGTAAACCCATAATTCAAGGGATTTTTGATTTGCTTTCTATCGCCGCATTTCTTTCTGGTTTTGCAAGGGATTTCGCCCGTATTTCCACTGATGAAAATTCTGTAATACGTTTTGCGATTTACAATCTTTTCGGTATTTCTCACAGAAAATCCCAAAGACCTGCACAAAAACAGTAAATCGTCGCGCAAACCAGAAAACTTTGTTGCAACTTCATAGCATTTATCGTTTACATATCCGTCTGTGTCGATAATTCCAGCAAGAAGTTCAAGCCTGATTTGCCTATCGTTTTGCAAATATTCTTTGTAAATTCGCTTTTCCTTAAAATAAGAGTTCTTTACAAATTCTTTTTCTGCGTACTTTTGATTGTTTGTGGTTTGCTTTGTAAAATGATACGTTTTGCAACCGTGCGCTTCTACAATTCTTGTTTTAAGCCCTCTTGATTTTGCCCATTTAATCAAGTATTCAGAAATTTCCGTATCAAGATTATTGATAGTAAATCCAAGTTCATTATGCGCGCCGTCTCCAAGCCACGTTCCGTAAACGTATGGGTCGAACCATACATCTTTGCGTTCAAAGTCCAGCGGTTTTTTATAAGCTAAATAGCTATTCCGCTTTGCATAATTTGGAAGTTCCAAATATTCTTTCAACGGAATATTTACAATTTCTCCCTTTTCATGGCCGTGGTGTCTGCAAGAAACTCTGCAAGACAAAATGTGCGATTCGTTGCAAGTGTAGCTGTCACCGTTTTTCAATGTGACCTTATACATTTGCTCTCGACCTCTTGCAATCGAAAGAACACGTCTTGGAGTGCCATCATCACCCATAATCAAATCTCCGGCAACAATATCCTCAACGTTCTTTTGAGTGCAGTCGTACATAAGAATCTTCGTTCCCTTGCCGTGGCACTTTCCAAGTCCGCAGTCCTCAAACAATGCGCACTTGCCCTTTTTAAGCGCCCATGCCACAACGTCACGTTGCCACTCAAACGCTTTCGGATTGAGTTCTGACTTGTCTACTGTAAAACCAGAAGAACCAGCCATAATCTGTTTCGACTTGATAAAATCCTTATAATCCATTTCCTTTACCTTTCATTCAAAATTAAATCAAAGCAGTTCCGTTGCCATATCCAAGCATTCCAGTTGGTTTACTTACAACATATCCTGCATTTGATACCTTGCTTGCGTTTTCTTTCGCGTCAAATTCGTTAAGAGCATTTAAAATTCTAAATACATTTTCAAACTTTCTATCATCGTCAGCATCTTCCAGTTCTTGAAACAATGCAAACAAAATATTTAACGATTCGTGCTTTCTTCCGTTATTATACAAGAATTGTGAAGATTTAATAATGCTGTCAACTTCCCATTCTATTTTAAGAGTTGTTGGACTAGCCGAACGGAATAGGCCAATGCTTTCCGTTGGCTCATCATCCGAATATTTTGATTCGTCAAAAACGCCCTTAATTCTGCTCTGCGCAAAAGACTGAATAAAATTCAAAACCATTGTGCGAAATGCGTTCAACTGTTCTTCATAGTTTCGGCTTTTATCTACGGCCATTGTATAGCACCTCCATGCCGTCATTATATCGCACTTGTTGTTATCTTTCAAGAGGTTTGGCAAAAAAATTTCCAAATCTTTTGCTTGACTTCAATCTTTGTTTGCTGTAAACTGTATTTAGCAAGCGCAAAAGCTAGTCTGTCCGGTCTAGCGCGTTTGAATACCGTGCAAGTGGAAATCGTACTTCCACTGCGCGGCTTTTGTTTTATACGGCATAAAAAATCCCCGCTCTTATAAAGAACGGGGATTATATATTAGGCCATTTTATTTAGCACTTGAATCAGAACGTAGCCATTGCGTTGCTGTTCACCATGCCAATGCCGTAGCCGGAGCACACGCTGTAAGTCAGCATCTTGCTCTGGTTCTTTGCATAAGACGCAGCCTCCTGAATCACGCTGCCATTCTCAACAAAGCGCTGCAAGGTGTTAGCGCGGTTCGCCAGCAGGATAACGTTCTTGTCGCTCTCCTTTGCCAGATCAGCGTGCAGAACAACAATGTCCTTAATGTTGAGCTGGGGCATCGTAAACGATACGCGGTTAGAAATGCCGCTTGCTTCGTTCACGTTGTAGAGCATCTTTGCCACTTTCTTGTAAGTGTCGGTGTCCACAACAACGGTGTCCGCTGCAAAGTTGTTCTTCATCTCGTAGTCAATCAGCAGGTCAATCAGATTATCCTGCGTCAGACCGCCAGTCAGAGTGCCAAGATTCATTGCAGCATTGCCGTTGCCATCACCATAGCGCAGAGTTTCAACTGCTTCGGCCTGTTCCTGACGTGCGGTATCGGCCACAACAGCGCTCATGTGCTTAGTGAACAGGTCAATGTTCATGCGGCGCGCAGCTTCATAAGAGAACTCCACGGCCAGACCCTTTTTGTAAAGGCTCACAGCCTTAGAACCCAGCGTAATGCGGGCAGTAGGCAGGTCTGCCAGCTCGGCTACACGGCGAATCTGAACAGCCTTTGCGTTCTTGCCAGTGTTCAGGTCAAGCATAGCACTCTTGACAACAGAGCTATCGACATTAACGGTGGTGCTAACCAGATAGTTAATCATGTTAGCAGCGGCCACGGATTCATTCAGCTTGCTATCCAGCCAAATAGGGAACAGCCACTCGTTCGTATCGGCAGTGCCGTTAGATTCATAGGCGGTATTCATAATATCGCCCACGGTGCTATAACGATTGATGTTTGCATCACGCAGCACCATGTTCAGCGGAGTAAAGTTCTTGAGAGATTCATCACCCTTAATACGAGCGTTATATACATCGCCAAACTCTTCCAAAATAGCGTCGTTAATGCTCTTGCCTTTCAGGTAATTATCCATTACACGGTTATTCACATACATCTTTGCGTTTGCCATTGTATTTGTTCTCCTTTCTTAGCCGATATAAATAGTGCAAGTCTTTTCGGTAGCGTCAACAGACAGCGCAGTAGTCGCGGTATGCACCTTTGCAGACGAAGTACCGGACAGCTTAACGCCACCCTTGCCATCAGCCACCAGCGGAGCGCCAGCAGTTTCAGTGCCAACGCAAGCCACGTCCTCAAAAACCTGATTGCGTGCAACGGAAATAACATAAGAATCGTCAATGTTGCTTACGCGCTCAATCTGCTGGATAACGCCAAAGATTTCATCACCGGCAGAGCCGTAGCCAGCTTCCTCGTTGCCAGTAATGACAACGACCTTGCCAATAGCCTGCTTAATGTCGCTTGCAACAGCAGTAGCAGTTGAGGTGGCGAGCTTGAAAGTAAAATTATCGCGCGCGCCGGAATTATTGATAGGATATGCCATTGTTTATTCCTCCTTGTTAAATATCATAATCAGCCTTGTTTACGGGCTTTTCTTTCGTGTTGTTCAGCGTACTATTGGGCTGCGAACCACGATAACCAGCGTGGAGAATCTTCTTTGCTTCTTCATTCCACGCATTGCTCTGGTCTACGATTTCCGAATAGTCGAGAACGTCCAGATACTTCTTCATGCGCTGTTCGTTGTAAGAATCGCCCTGTGCTTTCATTGCATTCACAAGAGCGTCTGCACGAGCCTTTTCAACAATCTTGTCGTACTCGTTTGCCTTGTTCTGAATTGCAGTGGTATCAACAGGATTCATGCCAGCCTTTGCAAAGTTCAGAACTTCATCGGCGGTAATGTCATCCTTGCCCAAAGCAGCAATAGCGGCATCCTGTGCGATAAACTCTGCGACAGGTTCAGGCGTTACAGCGGTTTTTACAGTGTTTGCAATCTGCATCAGCTTGTCGCTTTCCATGTCCAGAGTGTTGAACATGGTTTCGTCAATGCCGAATGCGTTCAGTGCTTCGTCATATTTCAACTTAGGTTCCTCCTTTTCGATAGTAATATCGGGATATTTATTTTTAACAATATCAGCAACCCTACCATCGAAAGTCTGGTCGTTGATTCTGATACCATTTGCGCTTGCAGCAATCTTGTTGGCTTCAATGATTTCATCCACGAAACCATACTCTTTTGCTTCATCAGCAGTCAGCCAAGTTTCTTTTGCAAGCATATCACGCAGTTCTTCTTCTGTGCCGTTGAACTTGCGCATATAGTTGGAAACTAACGCATCTTCGGTTTTGTTCAACACGCTTATAGCGCTCTCAAAATCTTCTGCGTTGCCCTGCATAACCATAAGCGGTTTGTGGTACATAAAAAGACTATTTTTAGCAGCGTACACCTTATCACCAGCGCAAGCAATGCCGCTTGCCATACTTGCCGCAAGGCCATCATTGTACACGTTAATCGTAGCACCAGACTTGCGCTTGTAGCTGTCCAGAATGTTCACAATGGCATTTCCAGCAAATACAGAGCCACCGTAACTGTTAATGTGGATATTCAAATTCTTTACCGCACCAGCATCATCCAGAGCGTCAAGAATCGCTTTTGGCGTAACATCTTCGTCAAACCACTTTTCGTCGCAAATGTCACCGTAAATATTGATTTCCGCGCTTTCATTCTTTGCGGAATCGCTTACGGAAATGTACTTGTTAATGATTCTCATGGATTATCACATCCTTTCCAAAGGATTTATAAAAAACTGTTGTTTTCCAGTCTTTTGTTGTATTCCTGTTCTATGTATTTTATCGTAAGTTTTGCTCTATCGTTTTTGAACTCCGGATGTTCAGAGCAATACTTTTCGTAGTCTGAAATATCGCACAACGCTTGATCGAAATTCTCTTTATTGTGGTCAATCCCTCTTGAAAGTTCTCCGCCAAATCGCAAAATCCTTACTCTTGCAGTCATTGCAGAATTTTCATCTACTTTATCATTCAGCTTTGACAAATCGTCTTTTAGACTTGTGGCTTCGGCTTTTACTTCTTGAATATCCGTTTTAAGCTCTTTAACCTCTTTTAAGACTTCACCGTTTATTGCATTCCCAATTTGTTTTGCCAGCCACGACCACGGATTGATTTTTATTTTGGAAACTTCAATCATGGAAAGAATTACAACAACAAGAACCGTGCCAGTTCCGAATATTTCTTGGAGCGTCACTTAGTATCGCCCCCGTTCTGGTTCGGATTGTTTTGCTCTTCTTGTTCACTTTCTTCATTTGTTACTTCCGCTTCCTTATTATGTGTTAAATATTCCAAAACATTAAGCTGTGCCGGAGCACTCGCCTTATCTTTATCCAGACCGATTTGGGCAGCTTCATCGTGAGTAACCCACTGATATTCCTCTGCGCGGCGCGCCTTTTCCATCCGTTTTAACTCAACGCTCAACTTGTCAAGTTCAGTCTGCCAGTCAATCGGATTATGCGTAACAGTAGCGCGTACATTGTAGCCGCGAACTCTTGCCCACAAGTTTACGATTTCTTCCAGAATACGCTTACTTGCGCGGCGCATTGTGTCGATAGTATCACACACAATTGAATATTCAGCCGTACCAAGACTGTACGAGCCGGACTTCAAACGCCCCATAAGAACAGGCGTAAGCTGGAACGAATTGCAAATCAGCGGTTCAAGAACTTCAAACCATGCTCTCACGTCAATGCCAGAGCCGTTCACGCCGCCGCCAAGAATATCAACCTTGTTGCTATCGAAAGTAATCAGATCGTTTTCCTTGCCCATCTTGATAAGCTGGTGTTCAACCTGATTGAATGTGTCCTCAAACAGTTTTGCTTGGGCTTCACCAGTTGCTTTCTGCGCAGGAGTGGCGCTCTCAAGCAGTGCCGCACGGTCAATCTCGCACTTATAGCGCGGATAACCGATACGATTCAGCACAGCCATAGAATCTTGAATCAACTGGTAAAATTCAGTTTCGGTAGCAATTGCCGGTTCAAACTGCATTGTTCCAACAGGACTGCCCGGCTTCGGCTGATGCGGAACCCAGAAAAAATTGCCATCGTAAAGGTCAACTTTTTTGCCGTTGGCAAATCCAGACTGATATGCGGCATAACGGTTCTTTTCCGGCAGCCACTTAAATTCTGTAATTGTGGCAGGGTCAATAATCAGAACTTCGTCAATGTCCGTTGCGTCATCGTTTACCACGACTTCAACAGCCATGCCTGTTCTGGTCACAGCAGAATTGTGGAGCTGGTCTACAAGACCGTCAAGACCGCACGAATTGTTCTTGCCAATATTCTTGCAGAACTCTCTTAGTTCAGCATCATATCGCTTTACAACACGCCCAGTCGTTGCGCTTTTCAACTCAATATTGATACCCTGATTCGCCAAACGCAAATAAACATTGAGAGCCTGTTTTCCGTCTGGCGTTTCGTTTACGATAGTATCAATTGCATCAAACTTATCCCGCGAACAAGCAATCTTTTTCAGCAAATCATAAGTGATTCGGTTGTCAACAAATATATTTCTATACTGTTGCGGCAACACGGAAACTTGCACAGTGCTAATAGGACGTTCTTCACTTGCGGATAACGAGGCTTTATCACTCACTTCAAATTCACTTCTAGTCAATTTGTTCATCCTCCTTTCCGCAAATCTATGCAAAATTAAAAGTGCCGTAGTTTTACCCACGGCACTCTTGGCACTTATTTTTGTTTACATCGTAAGAATACACTACTATTTCAATTTTGTCAAGCATTACGCTTAATAGCGCCCATTAAGGGGCAATAAGATACCTTTTGTTCCAGTTCCCCGTAGTCATAGTAGGCAGCGTAACAAGCCGAAACAAAGTCATCGTGCTCTTGTTGGTCATTGGCGTATTTTCCGTTCTTTTCCGCATAGTCGCTCATTTGCAAGATAAAAGTCTGAACGGTTACGCTACCGTCTAGCAAAACCCTTAAATCTCTATTTTGAATCGCTCGTTCTAGTGCTTGAATATATCCAGCCTTTTTGCCAGCCTGTTCGTCAAGCGGTATTTCAACTACGCCACGTTTTGCAAGCTGGTTTTCAATCGCCGTGTGGCCTGTACGCAACCAAACGCACGGAGCGTAATTGTACATTCGCGAAATGCTTGCGATTTCATCCCACTGTTCGTCATAGTTCTTCCCGTACATATCTATTACATTCGTTATTTCATTAGTTGTCATGTCGCGCACAATAACGGCAGGTGTATCTGTGCTAGAGCCTGTTGCAGGGTCATAGCCAATACGGTATTGGTGATATGGTTTCGCCTGTTTCCATTGTTTTATGTATTCATTTCTTTGGGATTCGTTCATCGTACTGTTAAATACGCTTTCAACGCAGTTTTCCTCAAACATCTTGAAAACCGTTCCATCCATTGCAAGAAAATCAGCTTCATAGTTCTGTCGAAACAATCTATCACCAATCTTGCGGCGCAAATCTTCCTCGTAAGTCATCTCGCCGTACTTTGTGTGAACCGTTGTTTGCGCCAATTCTTCCATGTATGGATTCGCTTTCCAGCTTAATTTGTACGAAATCCAGTTGGAAGAATATTCATCAGAGCCTTTTTGCCCAAACTTCCACATGGTGTAAAAATAGTTTTTGCCAACTGGGCTAGAGTTTATAATTGCTTTGCCATATCCATAGCTTTTGCCGTTTCTATCTTTTAATCTGCCACATCCGGGCGAGTTAAGACGTGCTTCAAGGTTTGCCCAAACTATATCCAGTTTTTCTATACGAGCGGCTTCTGTAATTGTTACGAGGTCTAGCGCAACACCAACAAGGCTTTCAGGGTCATAAGCAGAGCGGACTTCAATTACGCCACCGCAAATAGTCTCCATTGTAAACGTACTATCAGAACAGTCAACAATCCATTCTTTTGGCATATATTTTTTTAGTTCTCGCCAGTTTTGTTTTGCCATTTTTTCTGTTGGCGCAATTTGCCACCAAAGGACGGACGGAACCTTTTCTGGATTTTTAATGTGCCTATTTTCGTTCAAACATTCCGCAAAATATTTGATACCAGCCATAATAGTGTATCGGTCTTTACCTGTTCGGTTGCCAGCATCTACAAGCTGAAATCTGACTTTTTCAAAATCTTCAAGTGCTTGTCGTTGCCACGGAAACGGCGAAAACGGCAATGTTGCAATTGTTTCTTCTGTTTCTTTACCCTTTGCTGCGTTGTTATCAGATACCTTTTTGCGGCAAGCTGGGCAAGTCTTAAAATCCGAATACCGATTCTGTTCAGTATACAGCATTTGTTCAAATTCTTTCCCGCACAGCTTGCATTTACAGAATTTATTTCCTTTTGGTGGGTCTGCAAAATCTTCCGAATGCCTGATAATGTTGTGTACTCTAGGCGTTTGTTCTTTCTTTTTTTGCTCGTATACTGTTCGACTTTTCAGGTTTTTATTTGCCAATTTAATCTCCCACCTTTATTACAGTGTCCACTTTCGTGCCGTTGTTATCGTCTTGGTATCTAACTCCAATGTGGACTTCGCGCGCGTGACCCTCGCCATCTATGCTATCAAGCCTAATCAGGTTTTTCCGCATATCCATGAGCTTTTGCATACCCTCTGTTAAAAACTTAAAATCCATTGGAGTTTTGGCGTTATTTGCAAGTCTCTCCCACATTTCGGGATTTGTAACTGCTTCAAAAGCGCTATCAAGTGCTGTATTGACTTGCTTTATTTCTTCCAGCTTTTTTGCGTCGGTCGAAAGCATTACTTGCGTTTTTTGCGCCGCAAGCGCTTTTTTCTGTTCGTTTACAGCGGCAAGGCTCATTTTATGGAAATCTTCAACGGACGAAACAATTTCCGCTTCTACGTGCTGCGTATCGCCATTTAGCGCGGCCATTGAGACTTCATCTTTATCAATCAAAAACGTGTCTTTATCAATCATCGTATCACTTCCTTTATCCAACTGTTCGGGATTTCCGAACTGTTCACATCAATAATAACAAAAACAAGCCCAAAAAGCAAATAGCGCACCGTTTCCAGTGCGCTATCGGTTTACTTTTTCAGCGTTTCAAGCAAGTTGTCGTTGTACTCCTGCGCTTCTTTAATCGCCATGTATTCCTTGTATGCTATCGGGTCGCTGTACTTTAGCGGCAAGTGCTTAATATAAAACGCGATAGCTTGCGTAATAAACATATTCTTTGTTAGCTGCTGTTTTCCTCTGTTGTCTGGGTCTGTGTTGTATCGCCGTATAATATCTTCGACTTGCGCAAGGATATTTGCGGGAGTTTCAAACGATACTTTCACATTCTCGGCTGATCGTTCTTTTACGATAACTTCTTGCTTGTCAATGTCCGTTTTACGTGCGTAAGCAGATATATCTTCCATGCCCTCAACAGGTTTCTGTTCCATAATAAGCTGCATTGCATCGTAAACGCCTTGTTTTTTTGACCTACCGCTTAACTTGCACCATTGTTCAAACGCAAGAAATGTATCGTTTTTGTTTATATTCACCTTAAAATGTGTGCCGTTTTCATTCGTTCCTAAATCTATGGACGTAAGCTGTGTGGACGAATACAGGCTATTTGTGCGCCTTTTCTTTCGCTCTGGCAAGTATACTGCTTTTGGCGTTTCGCCCTTTTCTAGGGCTTCTTTTAAGCTGTCATAATACTTTCTATATAGCTTCTTCCGCACACCAAACGAAATGTATTTGCGTTTACTGCCGTATTCGTATTTCGTTTCAATGCGTTCTTCAAATGCTATCATAACAGGTGCAAGGTCTTTGAAACAGGACAGCTTCGCAAACTCGTTTAATCCAAGCTCGTTTATCGCGTCAATATTGCCGTTCCAATAGCAGTCAAATCTTTCTGCTTTAGTCTCCCAAAACCGCGTTCTGACCGCGTTAAATGTGGCTCTGCGCATTTCCTTTAGGCGCTGTTGGCCTAAACACCATCGTTCAGGGTCGTACCCCGGCAATGCGCATTTCGGGTTTGTAAATATTTCAGTTATCGAAAGAAAATCTTCCGGCACGTATTCGTCTCTTTCAGACAAGAACATTCTGAACGGTTGGCCTGATTTTCTGTTACTCGGTTTTGCCATAATATCCTCGCATATAAAAAATAGCGGCGAAATTCGCCGCTTGGTGGTTTGGTTTATTCGACTGTCACAGTCACGTCACTAACGGCGTTTTTGATTCCCTCCATCAGTTCCTTGTTGTACAGCTTCCAGCAATCCACGCAAACCCAACGATTTGCGTAACTGGTCTTTTTCCCGCAGAAGAAACATTCGCATTCACCAGCCGGATTTGCCGTGAACATCGGCAACTGGTAGCTTTCCGCTGTCTCTACAACTTTCTCTGCTGAAAACTCAACAGGCTGTGCGGCGGCTTTTGCTTTCGCTGCTTTCTTGCTAACTGTTGCAGTTTCGGTCACAACAGGTGCTTCGGCCTTGGTGATTTCAAGACCGCCTTTAGGGTCTGTGTACTTTCTCATTGAATTTCACCTCGCTTTATTCTGTTCCAAAATTCGACTGCATAGAGCAAAATCCCATTGTTAGGATTCCATTCAAGATTTTCTTCTCCAAACTCCATAAAGACCTCTGTATGCGACAAAGACGTGTCGTATACCCCGTTCTTCATCAAGAACATAAGGCACATTGTAGGGCTTCTGCTTTCGCCCTGATTGCACACCACAACTACGTCTCTGCACTTATCCAGTTCTTTGCGGATAAAATCAAGGCCGCTAAAAACCATCTCGTCAGAGAAAAATTCAGGCTTTTTCGCGTCCACCATATTCAAAGCCATAATATGCTCTTTCGGTCTGTATGCCACAAGATATTCTGGATTATCTTTCGGGCAATTCGTCAAATACCCAACAATATCCTTGTGATACGGATTCTTTGCGCAAAGCAACGCGGAATAATCTGCGTCATATTCTTTCAAACGTTCGTATTCGTCTGCGCTCAAATAATACAGCTTCGCACCATTAAAGTTCTCGTATACAGATTGCATATAGCTTACAACCTCCGCTTTGCATACTCGGCCATAATTAGGCTTTCGGCAATTCCGTCAGATTCTTTCCTGCATCTTGGTGTTGGAAGTAAATTCGCTTTCGGAAACAGTTGCTTGCACACTCGGACAGAATCGGATTTGTCACCGTGTATCAGCCCAAATTCTTTCTTCCATCTTTGCGGCGGTATAAGCTGGTACGGTAGCCCAAACGATTCAAGAACGCCCTCTATATATCCAGCGTTCTTTCCGAAATTGAACATACTCGTTACGCCTTGCCCCG